CTCTCCTCTAGCAATTTTCTCTCCTTTGTACTTAATAACGCCTCCGTTTGCTTTTTCGATAACCTCTTCTTCTGCAAACACCTCATCAAGGTAGAAATATCTATCGAACCCAATATCGTGTAATTTAGGGTTAAAGTAAACTGGACATTTAGAAATAGTAGGCTTAGGCGGAGCGACTTTGTTTTTAAGTACTCGTAGCGTAACCAATTTACCAGCCTTTCTTTCTCTCCCCTTAGACTTAACAGTAATACTTCTACCAGCAAAGAAGGCAACTCTAATTGATGCCCAGAATTTAAGAGCTGCTCCTCCAGTAGTTGTGGTATTATCCTTACCGAATCCGACATTGAGGGCAGTACGTACTTGGTTGATATAGATTTGAGTAACTCCGAGTTTGTAGAATAATTCATTACGTATACGAAAATATTTATATAAAGCTTTTGCCCTTCCACCCATTTCTGCTTTACCTTCAACCATCTTAGCATCTATATTATCAGAACAGTCCATAGCTGCTACAGAATCAACTACTAAAAGTATAGGTTCATTATGGGTTAATTGAGAACGTATATAAATAGCTAGATCAGCTACTACATCAGATACATACTCTATACGAGTATCATTAACAACAGTAACTCTATCTGGATCTACTCCGTTAGCTTCAGCCCAAGAATTCATCCATGACTGTTCTGCATCTACCCAAATAACATGACCACCAAGTTGTTGACAAGTATATGCAAAATTATAAGCTATAAGCGATTTACCAGAAGATTCTTCTCCTGCAACCTCAGCTATTTTACCAAAAGGAATACCTCCTCCCCACTGATGATTTAAAGCAAAAAAAGTTGATGGTAACCATAAATTATGATCTTCTACCTCAGAAGCCTTCATCTTTATTAGTGACCCGTATTTTCTATTTAATTCATTAAGGGTTGGTACTTTTAAACCAACTTTTGTTTTCTTAGCCATATTGTCTTAAGTTTAAATAAAAAGGGAGAGATAAGATATACCTACCTCCCCCGCTCAACATCAACATAATTAATAAAAATGACAAAGTTGATTAGATGTCTGACTTGTACTTCTTCTTACCTTTCTTATCTTTTTTCTTATCCTTTTTACCGTTAGACTTCTTCTTAGGCTCATCATCATCTTCGTCAGTAGAGTGATCCTCATTTAAGAATTTATTAAGTTTTTCCTCCAACTCATCATAAGATTCTATTTGAGCTCTAACAATTCCTTCAAGATCAATAGTACCAGCATATTTCTTATCCAACTTAGTTGGTTTACAAGGACGTACTGTATAAGAAGTGTCCATTTTACCAGAACCAGAACGTACGATTTTAATATCGTAACCGGTCTTTGGATCAGTCATATCTCCAGCTTCATCCTCATCGAGATAAAGGTCAATAATGTCGTTGTATACAGATCCTGCGATGAGAATACCCTTGTCTGCTCCATCATGATCAACCTTGGTTCCTTTGTCGTCTTGATAAATGATTCCTCCAACGACGTACTTACGTCTTGGGATAAGAAGTTTTGCAAGTTCTTTGTCGTCTTCATCTTTAGAAGCTTTTAACTCTTTGTATTTCTCCATAAATGGACAAGGTTCATCAAAAGTAGCCGGAGAAATAATACCTCCAACACCTTGAATATAAAACTGAACAACCTCTATACCTAACTCCTGATCATCTCCAGGAGATTTCAGACGAATACGAGTACTACCCTCTTTTGGGAATATTAAACCGTTATTATTACCTTTGCTTTCAAGAGCCTTTTTTCTTGCAAGCATCTTCTCTTTAGTAGTCATACCACTACCAGATAACTTTTTCTTATCCTTTTTCATAATCTATAAAATTAATAATGTGTTCTTAAAACTTTCAAACTCTTACTACCAGGATGTTTCAAAAATCTACGAGCCATACGTACTAAATTGTACTGTTCAGTATTTTTAGACTTATCTTTATGATTCTGCTTAGGATCAAGATAATTACCAAACGGAGTAGTCTTAACCCATTCTTTTACATGTGGAGTTGGCATAATTTAAATGTTTTTATTATTACGTACAAAAATAACCTCATTAAGTGATAATATTGTAAACTCGTAATTGTCTACTTTAATATCTTCTGGTAGTTCAAGTTCTATCTCCTTACCAGCATACAAACCATATACACAAATACGACCAGGCTTCAAGAGATCTTTATAAGTTCTGTAATCCTCTGTAATTTCTCCAGTCATAATTACAACACCTTCACGAGGCATACCCTCCTTAGTTGTACCAGGAACTATAAGATTACCTACCTTAGTATCCTGATCCTTTGGACTTAAAATAAGAACCCTATTTTCTGTAGGGTATCCTTCATTACTAACATAATTAGCTATACTATTAGCTAATGATACCGAAATGTGATTTAATTTAAACATACACTCTAAAAATTTAAAAGTAATTTATTAACTTATAGTTGTTTACGGATATTAGCATTAAGTGTTCTTAGTATCTGTTCTCTGTTAGAATAAGCTTGACATATAGATATAAACTCAGAAGCTTTTGCAGCAGCCTCTAGATACCTATCACACACTGACCTATATTTCTTAGATGAAAGTACCTTGTTAGATACATAATCATTATTCCATCTTTCATTAGAATCTTTAAAATATACCCATTGAGTTGCATAGGTATCTTCTTTCTCTCTTGCTAGAGCGTCCCGTTCTTTAATATATTTATCACGTATAGAACATAATATATAATAACTAGACGGAGATTCCTTTAATTGAGAGGTCATAAGGTTTTCATTTATAGATAACTCTTTTTGTATATCTATTTTTAATACTTTACCTTGAAACTTTACCTTAATAGGTTTTATCTTTATATCTTTCATAACTGTTCAGTGGTTATATTTGAACCTTGATTTCCATTATGTTGTATTAAAATACCACAACCTGGACATTCAACTACTCTCATTTGTATTCTCTTCTCATAGAATACATCAGACTTTTGATACTCAAATTCAGTATCACATACCGTACATCTTGCTCTGTACTTTTTAGTACTTCCCTGCCTTAAAATCTTCTTCATACTTCTTCATTTGTTTAGCGAAATGTTTTGGATAATCACTTATGGGTATATTAGAATACTTCTTAGCTTCTTCCATGTACTTATCAACATCAAAATTAGGATCAAGCATCTTATTATAATCATACCCAGGAATAAAAGGTAATTCTTCAGCCATAGTCCTACCAACATGATAATCCATGTCCATAAGAACATCGTCTATCTGAAAACCAAAATACTTCTTTGTACTTGGATTACTAAATATTTTCCACATCTCATATAAATCCCAAGTATTAATGGTTTCTGGACGAGCATTAAAGTAATTAGCATCATGTACTAGTGTAACTGAATCCATCTTTGGTAACTTTCCTTGCCTCATTAAATAATAAATAAGGATAGAACCAAATAAACACATATCAGAAGCAGCAGATTGACAAGGAAAATTTAAACCAAGTCTAATAGCATAAGCTTGCTCATCATGATTATCTGACCATATCTGAGGTAACCTACGTTTTCTACCAAACAGTGACTTAATAAATCCTTGTTTCTTTAATATCCTCTCCTGCTTAGCTTTAAACTTCTGAAGAGCAGGGTGTTCTGCAAAATACTCATCCATTTGTTGTTTAGCCTCTTCTTTAGTAACTATAATACCAGACTTTGGATCTGATAACTTAACAGAAAGTAAACCAGGGCCAATACCATAAATAAGTCCAAAAGCAAGTTGTTTAGCTTGCTTACGTCTTACAGACCATAATTTATGATCTGGATGTTTTTCATCTTTATATATTGGTAATATCTCTTCATAAGGTACATGATATTTCTTACAAGCAATAGCTAAATGGGGATCATTACCTGCAGCAAAAGCTTGCAAATAAGTTTCATCTCCACTTAAATGAGCCATAATTCTTAATTCAGCTTGAGAGAAATCTGATGATATATAAAGTGTCCCAGGCTTAGCTATAAGTTGCTTTTTAATATTAGGATCAACTGAAGTTTTTGGGATCTGTTGCAAATTAGGTTCTGATGAACTCAATCTACCAGAAGTAGTTCCATGAATTTTAAACGAACCGTGTAATTTTGAATCATCTTGAGTCTTATCATGCCAACCTTCAATAAAAGTTGTATACATTTTCTGAAGCCCTCGTAAATCCAAAAGATTATCAAGGAATATAGCTTTTGGATTTTGTGGATCCTTTACTGTTAATCGTAATTGTTGCAAAGTATCCTCAGCTGTAGATGGATTACCTGTATCAGTATAAGTTTCACATTTAAACTTAAAGCCATGTTCGCTGTATATTAATAAAGGTAAATCCTTTGGAGAACCAAGATTAACTGGATTAACTAATTCTCTTTCAGTTTTATTACTGTATATACCCAACCTTACATTAGATATTTTCTGTTCTCTACTAGCTATCTTCTTTTCTATACTGACTAAAACCTTATCAGAACCTTTTTCATCGTTGATATTATTATACTGTTCATTTAAATCATCAATTTCCTCTTGAATTTTACCTATATATTTCTCAATTCTCTGTTCTACTAAATACTTATGAAAACGTTTAACTTTAGGCAAGTTTAGAATATTATCTAGAGCTGTTTGAATCTTTTTCTTATATTCTTCAAGTAGTTTATTATTAAACTCTCTGTCAATATATAAACCATTAGCTTCTACAGATTGTAAAACCCTGGAAGCAGGCATAATCATATTACGGAATAAATCATATAAACATAAATCTATAAGTTTTTTCTCAAAGAATATACAAAGTCTAAAAGTATAATCAGTATCTTGACCACCATACTGACATAATTGATCAAGAGGTTTTTGATCCCAAGGTATTTTATCAAAACCTCTATCTGATTCATAATTACCATATTCAGGAAGATACCTACGTGTCATATCTTTTAGACCATTTGGTTTTTCCTCATTAAGTACATACTTAGCAAGCATACCATCTATAACAGTACCCCTATAATAAATATGATATTTCTGAAATATTTGACCATCAAATTTATGGTTCCAAGCCATTTTAGTTACCTTAGGATTTTCTATAAGTTCATGACCTATCTTTTTGATTACCCATTTACTAGAATACCCTACATTATATTCTTTACGTTGAAAATGATCAGTAACTACGGAACAAGCAAAACCAGCTTGAAAGGTGATAGATAGAATAGTAGTACAAAAATCATTCATATATATGGGTTTACCATTAGTCTCAAAATCATAACAGCAATACCCAGTCTCTTTACAAGCTTTAATTAGTTGCCTAACTTCGGCTTTAGTTATTAATATTTTGGTTTTTGTTCTCATCTTCTTAAACGTTAAATATGGGAATACCAGTTATTTAGTATTCCCATATATGAATAGTACTTATTCTGTTTCCTTCAAATCGTCTATTGAAGTCTTTAGTTTCCACCAATCCCTTTGATATGAATGTAAACTTCCTATTTGATGATATAAATAACCTGGTTTAACTCCTACTTCCTTAGCTACATACTCCATAAGTCTCCAAGCAAGATATACATCATCTCCAAAATGAGCTACAAAATCAGCTGAACGTTGATTATATATTATATTGCATACCTTCTCTCCTTTACCATTAGGACGAATAAGGAATTGATAGTACATAGAGCAGGGTATACGAGCTTTACCATCTAAATTATTTTTATCATATTCTGAATTAAATATGCTTAATACAGCTTTACGTGTATCTGGATCTTCTTTAAGAAGTTGTATAATATTACCAAGATAACTAATACCAACGTCTATACCTCCTTCATCTATATATTCAGCCGTATCATTCATACGTTCTGCATAGGTATAATCAAACCTTAAGTCATCTGGATCTGGATTACTAGGAAAAGAAGGTACTAAAAACTCTTCCCACATAGGTTTGTTTAATTCCCAAGCATTACCTGGATTCAACATCCTACCAGAAACACGTTCTGCAAATTCAGCATCAGCCCATTCGCGAGTTTTTGTATATACAAATAACCACTCTGGGTCAGGTATTGAAGTTAAACAATAACTTTCTGCAATAAGCTCTTTAGTAATAAAATCTGGATTACCTTCAATATTTTTATTCTGATAGGTTTTAGGTCTATTTTCTATACCCATCTCCCATAAGTTTCTGCCAGTCTCTGACATCAACTCGTAAGCGTTGTCATAAATTCTCATATTAGTTACCTATTTTAATTAATGTAAACTCTTTATTAAACTCTTTCTTCTCTTTAACATAAATCTCAAATGGTTTTCTGGGATCAACATACATAACCATTTCTTGATTTTGATCATTAGTAGTATTAATTACTTTAATACCTCCACCAACCTGATAAATTTTACCGGTTTTCTTGTGTTTATAAGTACCGTTTATCATTTTTGTTTTTTCTTTAGATATTTAGCTTTGAATTTCTTCCTTTGACTGTAAGATATGCAATCTTCTGGATAAGGTATACCCTCATCATACTCTAATAACATATCTTTAGCATACAGAGGTTTATATTCATATAGATCTGGACGTATTACTTTAAATGAACGAAAGAATACCTTGAAACTAGAAAAGTCTTTAGGATCTCCTTCCTTATATTTAGTGAATACTTCTTTTACATGCTTAGTCCATGGATTCTTATGACCTTTTAATATCTTCTTAAGAGGTTTATAAGCATCATACATCATAAGAGTCTCAACATTACCATACATCTGAGTACAGAATAGGTTAAGTTGAACTGTTTGGTTTGGTCCATATACGTACTCAGCCATCCTCTGAACTAATAAAAAATCGAATATAAGGCGTTTCGTGATCTCAGAAGCTCTAAGTACCATTGTGAGAACTGGTACATCCTCTTGGAATCTTTTTGAGAAAGTGACTGCGAGTAAACATTGCTTTCCGTTATCATGCCTATTGTTGAATACATAACTATGATTGTAATTCTGATTATATTTAGCTTTAAGATCTCTCAAACGACTACGCATAAGATCCAACTTATTGAAATCTATATAATTGTTCAAGAGACTACTCCATTTAGTAGCTGTATAGTTAAATACTCTACCGTAATTAAAATCTGGATCAACGTAAGCTTTACGTATTTTAATAAATACATTATAAACTGTAGCTAAACCAGAATTAGCTAATCCACCCTTTTCAAAAAGAATCGGATCCAAAGTTAAAAACATCTCATTTAATCTTTCCCAACACTCTTGTGAAGTTGAAAACTCTAGAGAATGAACTATTTCCTCGGTATTAAAACTAATACCATCTAAAGGCTTATTCCAACCTGACATTTTACTAAAATTTTAATATTTTGTACGGATCCTAAATTCACAAACTAAATGTTTTTTATACCTAAGCTGAAGTAAGGAATCACCTGTAAAACCTATATACCTGAAGTAACCTAGAAGTTCAAGAAAAGCAATTACTAATTCTTCTTGAAATCTCTTCTCATCAGTCATTTCACCAGTTTGTTTCCAGGGTTTATTTTTAAGATAATTACGAGCTACAGATAAATGATAACTAAGTTCCCAACACATTTTAGCTTCTACATCATGAAATTCCCATGAAATACGATGGAAAGCTGGAGTATAAGAAGCTACTTTATCATAATCTTTTATATTAAAACGTTCGAAATTAGCTTTTGTAAAAATAGGCCAAGTATGTTGATTATCTATTAGAGCATCTTCAAAACGATTTTGTAATATACCCAGGCCTACCATCATGAGAAAATCGGTGGACATATCCTCTTTTGGTATAGTACTATCTACTAACTTATTCAAACCTTTAGCTATGACATAGTTTTTGATATCTTCTACATATATGTTACTGTAGAAGAGTAAATTCATAAAGAAAGCAATAGCATCTGCTTGTTCTTCATTAGAATTCTGTAGGTGATTTAAAAGCTGCCTATAATCTTCCCTTTCCCACTTCTTATTATTATTAAAATTATAACCAAGCTTATCTAACATTTCTAATACATAAGTGGTAGATTCATAACCTTCACCAAGTTCTTCAATTACTCTTGCAGACATATCCTTAAGAATAATCTGAGCTTCTCTTTTATTTACATTTATAGGCCAATGTGGAAGTCCTTCAATAGGTAGATATTTCTCCAATAAAGAAGTATGGAGTTGAAACATCTTCTCCAACTCCATACCAGGATCACATTGACAAACCTCGTCTATAAAATTTCTACAATCCATCTTTATCAATCGTTATCATTATAAATACCAAAATCAGGATTAATTACTGATCTATGATCATCTTCTTCATCAGTTGAACCTTGCCAATTATCACCGCGTTCAGACCAATTTTTAGAATTTTCAAGAAAACCGTATTCTCCATCCCAAGGTATTGATTCAACTTCAGTTAAAAGTACTGGAGTATGAATAAACTGAATAGCTTTATCTCCTGCTGAGATTAATTGAGGATTCTCTCCAGGGTTAATTAATGAAATATGAATCTCTCCAGTATATGTAGAATCTACTACTTGAGCTCCGAATACCAAACCTTTCTTAGTAGAGATACCAGATTTATTAGCAGCAATTAATGCAGAATCCCAAGGTTCAATCAAAGCATGTACTCCTGAAGGGATTATAATACGAGAACCAGCTCCAAACCAAATTTCATTTATATAACCATTATCATTGGTGTGTAAACATACGGTACCAGCTACAGGCCATTCACTATTACCATGATAAATACATATATCTTCTACCTTCTTATTAGCTTTAAGAATATCTTCTACAGTTAAATCTTTAGGTATAAAGAAATCTATACCTGCTTCATTCTTACCAGCCCTTTTTGGAAGTTGTACTTCTCTACTAATGGCAAATCTCAACCTTTCTTTCATGATTTTACTTTTACATAGATTTATAAATTAAACGAATATCTTTTTTTGGTACTTCAAATTTAACAGAAGCTTTTTCCACTATCTCCTTACGAGTTTTACCTTTACGTTTCAAACCCCGTATGTATTTCTTAATACCATTTATATCTTCTAAAGTTTCTAAATCCTTATAATGATTTTTAGCTTCTAACTCTTTTCGAGTTACATTTAAAGCTTGAGACATCTTAATGCAACAGAGTTCAGAATCTCCGCATAGTTTACATTCTTTAGTACTTAAATCATAAGCTTTACCAAAACAAGGATCACCATTCCCACCTAATTGAGTAACATCTATAGGTACTAGTGGGTTTTGTTTACTTAATGTTGGTAATTTCTTTTCTTTTTTACCCATAATATATTATTTTATAAACGTTGTTTAGATTTAATAGTTACTGACAAGATTTCTTCTTGGGATACTACTGGATCTTGAAGTGTAGTTAATAAGTCCTCTAATAAACAATCTTCATTTACATTATTCTCACCATAACCATCCCAGGATTCATTGAGGATAATTTCTAAATTTACTTTGATCATAATGTACCATCTATATATTTTTTCATATTTTGACCCCACCTTTCAAGATTATTTTTCTTACTTATGATGGATTTTGCCTTATTCTTCATCATATCGTACTGTTTATCACAGCTATCACCCCAAATAAAATCATCCATATATCCAGTTTCAGATTGTAAAAACTTTAAGTGATTTTTTACTACCTCTATTACCGACTTTATATCGTTAAAGTTATCTAACGAATAGTCTGGATTAAATTTCTTAAGGACTTCATTAGCATTTAGGTAAGCAGTTTCTATGATATCACATGACATAAATATGATTAACATATTCTGTATAAGTACTTGAAGTTTATCTTCAGGTAAACCTATTTCTGATAATTTTACAGCTTCTTGTACGGTATCATGATAAGTTTTTAAGTGTACTTCTTTAACATATTCCCATTGAGCTGTAATTTCTTTTTTAGTTTCTAAGGCTTTTATATAATTACCTTCTTTCAGATAATTAGCTGCAATAGTCTCTAATTGCTTGATAGAGGGATCATTACAAAAAGCTAACCTTAATTTTTGTTGTTCCTTAAGAGGAACTTGTTCCCAAGTAATCATATGGTTAAGGTATTAAATGATTTATTTGATTATTAGCATAAACCAAAGTAATTGAAGATATTGGTTTGTTATTATAACATAAAGTTATTTCCATACCATTAGCTTTAAGGGAAAGTTTATCAAATATACCATCAAGCTTTCCTGCATTAGCCATTGATACTATTCGTTCAGCTTCTTTTTCTTCATAAAGTTTTTTGTAATCTGATTCTGAAAGCTGTTTGTAATCTAAATCTCCGAAATACTTCTTGGAGAACTGGATAAATTGTTTGTCTGTCATAACTTTAAATTATTAATTAATGCCTATATGCCTATTAGTTAATGCTTATTATCCAACGGAAATAAGCATTACTTATTAGTTAATTCTTAGAAATATGTACTAAGGTATATGGTATTTAGTAGGTTTATTTATAAGTATAACCTTATAACCTTGTTTCCTATAAGCTCTTATTCTTGCTCTACTATGTTTACCCAAATAATAACCAGGATATTGAATATCGTCAAGGTAAGCCTTTGACTTAGATTTATGTAAACGTACTAATCTACCAAGAAATTGGATTGTTTTTTCCTCTGCTTTAAACCCACTTGCATTTATCATTGATTTAAGTAATGGAAAATTTTTACCTCTGGCAATAATAGTAGTACTTACAAGAATTTCTATCTTCCCTTCCCTAAAATCATTAAGTATTTTATTTCTTTGTTTACTAGGAGTATCTACATGAACATAGGCTATAGAGGCTTTCCTTTTACCGTTATTCCTTTTTTGTAGATATTTGTAGATATTTTCGCAATGTTTAATATATTTACATACTATTAACATAGGAAACCTTTCTTGCATACAGTTAAATCTAGCTCTATCTAATACCATTTTATAAGCTACCTCATTATCTATAACTGTATCATCATACTCATCTTTGTAATTTAAAGCTTCTGATTCCCAATTACCATAAAATGGTTTACTATTTATAATCTTAACCACAACAGGAGTAGCATAACCTTTTTTAGTACTATCAGATAACTTAAACTCTGCAAGCTTAGGTCCAAAGAAAGATTCAAGATTCCAATTTTTTAATTGATCCTTCTTAAACTTACTTAAATAAATTGTACCTGATAAGCCTATACGTACTCTAGTATTCCATAAGTGTGTTAACACAGATTGATAAGACTTACTACCTCCCAGGTCAGCCTCATCAACTAATACCATGTCTATTTTTGTTAATTCATTTTGAAACTTCCTTATATTTCTGGATAAGGTTTGAACCATACCTATATTGAAGTTAGTCCATCTGTTGAGTTTTTTAGTACCTTGTATAAATGTAATATCTTCGTCTGGTAGGTATTCTTTAAACTCAGTCCTAGCCTGGTTTAACCAATCAGAGTCATTAGTTATAAGTAAAGTACGTAATTGTCTCTTATATGTTAAATAAAGAGCCGTCATTATAAGAGTTTTACCAGTACCTACTGCATAATCTAATACTCCAATTTGGAAAGAGTTACCACATACATTATTATTTACTACGGCCTTTACTGCTTCTATTTGCTCAGGCCTAAGTTTAAAGTTAGTGGTTTTAGTTATTACCTTCTTGACCTTAGGTAAAGGTTTACGCTCATCGATTACCTTTACCTTCAGACCATAGGATTTACATAACTCAACCACTCGAGGTAACATACCTATTTTAAATATGCCTCGTTGATTTATAAAATGTACAATGCCATCCCAATTACCTTTAGATTGCCTCTTAAGATAAAAAGCGTTAGGATGCCTTACAGATAAATCTTTATAAAGTCTCAACCCATATTTCTGAGGTATATCAACTTCACAAGTATTACAATTTTGAATAATGATTGTTGCCATGATTAAAAAGGTAGATCATCATTTTTATCGTTTATCTGACTCCATAAATTCAAGTTTTCTTCAGGAGGTAGTTCCTCTTTATGCTTCATCTTATATAAATATTTATTATACCTTTCCAAAGCCTTATCTGAAAGTAAATCGTTGATTGAAGGTACTCCGTTAACGAAAGCTAAAGCATAAAACTGAGCATCTATCCACTGTTGTATTCTTTTAGGATCCTGTAATTTCTCTCCAAGTCTTTTAAAGATTACCAATTTACTCGGATCTTTATTATTATCATAAATACCAGTTACCTTAGCTATTTTCTGTACATAATATTCGAAACCTTGATTAGTAAGCCAAGGATTACTATCTTCCTTGAGCTCTTGTTCATCTCCATATTGGGTAAATATATTTTCTGACATAGATACTAAACGTTGTAATAAATTACGATTATTACCGTTCATACGAGATATACCTATTTCAATATACTTAATATAACCTTCCCTAGTACTAAGATTAAATTCACTACAAAAATTATTACAAATGTTAGCCAGGTTTTTACAGGTATCCCAATCTCTACCTGAACCTTCATTTATTTTCTTTACACCACGATGCTTCAATTTAATACGTTCTGCATATAATATATCGGCAAATAATGAAGCATCTCCTGTATCTGCTAGTGTAACTTTATTTACTTGTCTTTGTAGTTTCTTATTTGAAACTGTTATACTTCTAGTATTTACTGCCCTACGTTTTGCCAATTGAAAGAATTGGTTTATAGGGACCTTAATCTCCAATTCATTACAAATATCTGCAAAATTGGATTTGGTAATATGTATACTTGGTTCTCTCATTTTAGTGTCTCCCTCCACTTAAGGATAATAATATTACAAATACACCTATCCAGGACCACCATACTACATCATGATCCTGGTTATAACCTCCATATCTATATAACTTTTCAGCTATAACTAAACCTATTAAATAGGCTATCAAATAATAAATAAGTACCATCATAATTCATTTTTTAATGTTATTAAATCTTGATAGTTTTGGTATCTAGTCCTCCATACAAGTTTCATTACTTCTTTTCTCCCAAGGTCATTAACATCTTTTCCTTCTGGTAAATATACAACTTTAACTGATTTAAAGTTAACGAGTTTAAGAGCAAGGTCGATAGATTGCTTTTTTGCATCCGGGTCCAATAAAAGAATAAATCGTTTAACTGGAGACTTGATAAGTTTATTGACCTGTACTTTACTAATTGCTTTTCCCATAGTTGCAATCGCTCTTTCGCCCATTGTAAGAGCATTGAAGACTCCTTCACATATGTAGATTTGGCTATACA